CTGACTTCTGGTACAAGTGGAAAGATGGTACAACACATCTCTACATTCCGGATTTCTTTATTCCTTCTTTGAGTTTACATGTTGAAATCAAGCAAGGTGGTTATAATGATAATTATATGGAACATCTCAGGGATATTGAGAGAAGAAAAGATGCTATGATGGAAAATGAATGTAGGAAGATGGGACACTATTACATCAAAATTCTTGACAAGAAATATGATGAATTCTTATCTGAATATGTGAAGACTGATAACAATCATCCAACTTAAGAAAGGAGAGATTTAAATGGTAAATGCTGATAATATAATCGGTATGACATTGGATGAAATAAAGAATAAATACCCGCCTTCTTTTCAACCACTTGGATATGACTGTTTAATGGATACTGATTCAATGTATAAACCAAAAGTCATTTCAACGTTTGAGATGTGTGTTAATGTCATACTCACATTACTTATGATGAAACCTGGACAGTATCCTTCAATTCCTGAATTAGGAATTAATATCGAAGGATATTTGATGGAATATTCTGATGATCCAAATACTCCAATTGTGATAAAAGATAAAATAGCAGAGCAATGTGATATGCTTGCTATTGCTGGAGTAACAGTTGATGTTTACTTTGATAAAACATCAGATGGTGTTGACGCTTTAGTTCTTGAAATATCAGGAACTGAAAGATCGACATATGGTACTAAAGGAAACAGAGTTGTCATAGGTATCTCATATAATAAGCTCAAAGAATTATATATTCAGAAAGCATATGTTGAATAAGAAAGGAAGGTGGTTATATGATAACTTCTGACAAACGAAAAAAGATGGAAAAATTAATTGATGATGTTGTCAGTACTATCGATCCATCTGGAGTGAATGCAAAGAAATATCGAAACATGTTTCAGACAATGAATGACAAACAGTTCGATGAGTATTTCCAAAAGTTATTTGGAGATAAGAAAAGTAATCTCAGAATTGACATTGAAGAATTTGGTCCTGAAAATAGAAAGATCAAATTTGAGAATGTTGAGAAAGCTGCGGATTTGTTACATCTAAAATTGTTTGAATACATCTATATGCCACATATCTCCAGTGACCCGAACCGCCCAATAAGATCACGAACTCCTGTACTGGTAGCTTATCTTAACATAAAAAGACCACAGCAATTGGTCACCAAAAAGCAGGGTCTTATCTTGTCAGATTCAGATGTCGATGAGATGACAGGTGAAGCTAAGGGTGATTCAAAGGGCGGTACTATGACTGGAATGGAGAACGAATTGCTTGCCGGAGTTGGAGCAAAAGAAATCCTTTCTGAGTTTACTGGTGCTCGTGGAGATAATGTTAATGAATATCAGAATATGGTAGAAGAAATTTCGGAGAAAGGTTCCGTTAAATTGGAAAATATCAAAACTGGTATTCTTGATAAACCTACACTGTTACAGGCGGATTTGTTCTTTGCTGCTATGGGATTGAAAACAGACTTGGTTTCAGAATCCTATTATGCAATTAACAAGATTCGTGAAATGATGAACAAAAATCGAAATTAAATGAAAGATGAGGTAATTAATAATGAATGTAAATATTCTTGGTAAGGGACTTATCCCTGGACTGAAAATGCTGGCTCCTGTCAGAAACGTTGATCTTGACCAGCAGCAGGTTGCTCGTATTCTTAAGGTAAAAACTCTCAAGGTTACTCTTGCTGATTCTCCTGATATTATCACAATGAACAACATTGCTCAGATCTTCGCTAATCAGGGTTCTGTAAAGGTAGCTGCTCCTATTAAGAAAAAGGATGTTCCTGAGAAGAAGGTAGAGGAGAAGGCTCCTGTTGAAGCTTTGATTGAGAAGGCAGAATCAGCTGGTATCGAGACCGAAGTTATCAAGGAAGAGGAAACTCCTGTAGAAGCTTCTGTTGATGACATCACTCTTGCTGAGGGTCTTCTTGATGAAGCACTTGAGGTAGCTAAGACTGCTATTCCCGCTGTTGAAGAGGAAGTGGTTGATGAAACCGAGGATACTACAGAGGACGAATCTGAAGAGGAAGTAGAGGAGACTCCTACTGCGACAGAGAATCAGAATTCAAAGAAGAAGAACAAGAAGAATCGCCATAATAAGTAAGAAAAGGTGATTTGTCATGTTTAACTTTTTTGAGGAAGAATTCACTGAAGAAGAAGCACTGGATATAATCACAGAAGCATATTCAACATCTCCGGTGTTGGAAGAGCTGATGGAAGTTGTATATACAAATATGCAGATAACGGAAAAGCGAAATGCATATATTGAATACGGTGCTACTTTCTTATCCGAAAATGCCGATATGTTATCAAAGCATTATCCAACAGGACCTGTTAAGTGGCCGAAGAAATACATTGATAACTGTTTGGCATTATTCGACTTTACAAATGCTTCTCTCAAAGAAAAGATTGTTCAACTGACAAAAGAAGTTCATGCAACAAATAACTTTAAAACCATAACTGAAGTACCGATTACGGTACTTCATGTTTTGGTAATTGTATTTGGAGAGCAGATAGGCTATCGTAAGCTGAAAGATTCTGCAAAGGAACAATTGTCAGTTACACAATATTCAAGAATGTTCGTTAAGTATTTCCAGAAGAAATTGAATTTCAATCCAAAGGCAATGGAATATACATATTCACATTTGTCCAATAAGTATGAGATCACTCAATCCGCTTCATTATTAGATTGGATTGATTCTACTCTTGATACTTGTTGGAACTTTTACAGAAATTCATTATTGTTAAAACCATCTCCAAAGGTTGTTGTTGATTTCTTAAATAGATTGAGAAATTCATACAATCAGAACATGTATCAACTCGCCAAGATGTATTATAAGAATATTGAGGAAAATAAAGAAGTTGGTAATGATGGAGATGTTTTTGATCAATTCACTCTGACCGGAAATACCATTCATTTGAGAGATAAGCTTGTGGGTTTGATTCGCGGAAAAGATGAATTGTATGCTAAGAAGACTTCTGGACTTTATGAAGGCATTGCCAAATTAAAATCCGTTAAGAAAGATGAACTTTACAAATATGCACAGTCAATAGATATTTCTGATATCGGAATGATAATAGATGGAATCTTTTATGTGTTTATAGTGAAAGAAGGAAATACTTTAGATGATATAAACTCAACAAAGTTTATATCTCGAATAAAAGGATTTCCTACAGCTGTCGATAGAGCTGTTCCTGGAAAGCCTGTTGTTATTCCGCTTCGTAGAAAGTATGGATATGATGGCGAAATTGTAAAAGCTCATATTTGTTTGATAGCAACATTCATGATGAATCGAATGAATCAAATCAGAAATAAGTAATATGAAAGGAGTTTGATATAAATGGGATTCGATATAACTCTGGAAACTGATAAGCTTCCTAAACCTGACATCAAATCCAATGCATCAAATTTAGAAAATGCTGTAAACAAAGCAAAGATTGCTAATAGTGCAGATGGTACCCCTTTTGGAGCATCTGTAGTTGATACTGTTCAGAATAGTATACAAGAAGAAACAGAAGTTCCTGCAAATGTAAAAAGAACAACAAGTATGGATAAAGCTGCGATGAGTTCACCGCCTCCCGCACCAAACAAACAACCCGAAGAACATTATCAAAGTTCGTTTAATGCGTCGCCAAAGGTTGGAGGACCTTCAAAGTCGTTTGGTGAATCAGATAATATAGTACAAAATAATCAAGATCAATCATCTTGGCAAAAGTCCCTGGCTCAGAATCGAAAGACGGTGACTGAATCTGATGATATGGAGAACAAAGAAACCGAAAAGGATCTGGAAAGTACTTGGGAGCATCCTAATAAGACAGAAGAAGCCAAAGCTGTTATCGAAGCAGCTATAGCAAAGGCTCCTGATGTTGTATGTGCTCTTGAGTCATTGGCTCATATTTATCATATTCCGGAAGATCATATAATGGGAGATAATTCTCTCAAGTCCATTAAAGTTCATGAAGACTTTATCATTGCTCCCGAGAACACAAATGTTCAGGGTAACAAAGATAACATCATTCGTGCAATGGCAACTCTGTTGGATAACATAGGACTTCGTGTTGATAATGCACTTGATCAGTATCAGACCGATTGCATTGCGAAGAACAAAGAGTTTGAAGTTGCTCCTGAAGAAACTCCTTCATTTGCTGCAGTTCCGAGCAAAGTATACATTAATGATCAGGAAGAACCTAAGCCTCAGGAATTCGGTTCTGATAATGAACCTCCTGAGAATCCTGAACCTCAAGCATTTGGTCCTGATGAACAGCAGGCAAATGAATATGTTGAGTATCTGTATGATTTGTATGGAACTCCATATATTGGCACTGCGTCATTCTCAGAGATGGGTTATAACGTTGAAAAGCATGACTATGTTCAGGAGTCAGCTACTCCAGCATCCAATATCAAGCCGGAAGATATCAAGTATATGAGATTTGATAATTCAGGTATTGTTAAAGCAATCAAATGCTTTAATGAAGTAAGATCTGAACAGTCTGATGTAAAAGAAGATGGAGCTCTGAGTTATCAGAAGATAATTAAGAACCCGAAGTTCAAAGAAGGTATTGATGCTTTGGCTGAACAATTCGATTGTAGGATAAGACTTACTCTCGAAGATACCGATGATGTGGTTGGATATACCATGGTGGATAGAATGGTAAATCCGAGACACAAAGTCACAATATCCAAGAAGTCTGGTTTCAAGCTGAATGGTTTTACTATCTATATTTGTATTTCCACTGGCTTGTTACAGTTCGCTTCTCCTAAGGAAGAAAAGAACTTTGGTCAGATGTTGACATCTGTTCTTCTTCACGAAATATTCCATAATATAACAACTCTGTTGGCATGGGATAATATGGCATGGGTTGGCGCATATTCAGCTACAATCACTCGTGCTATTCAGGTAAATTCTCCGAAGGTAAAGAAGATCCTCATCGATAAGTATGTTACATATCTTGAAGAGACTGGCGGAAAAATGAATAAGCTGAAGAAGCTTGCTCTTAAGAAACAACTCTTCGCTTTGTGTTCTTCTAAACAGATTCAGAGTGCTTTTGTAAAGGCGAAACAAATTAAGAAGACCGCTGATGATTCTCAGACGTTTTCTGGAAATGGTGCTACTGGTAAGACTGCAGATGAGAATGCTACTGTTCTTATCGACAAACTCAATGAAGTAATTCCTCAACTGAAAGATCAGTATAAGACAAAACCTGGTCATGTTGCTTCCGCTATTGTTAGCTGGTGTTTCACCGCATTGTTCACAGCAGGTGCTGCTATGGGTTGTGTCAGTGGACCCTTCGGTGTCTTTGCAGCAGTATCCGGATTCATAGCACTCATCAAGACTGGTATTGCAGCTTATCCTGCAATGCTCAGAAAAATGGCACAACAGTTCAAATCTGGTAAAGATTTGGAAGAGCAGTTTGCAGACGCATTCGCTGCAATGTACAAACTTCCTGTTGTATTCCATTTCATACCATCTGAAGATCATCAAACAAAGTTCAAGTACAATGAAATGTTATCTACTAACCTTGACAAGCTCGTGAAGTTGTTCTCTGAAATTGGAACTCTCATCATGGATGTTCATCCTACGGATTATCAGCGTGCTTCTCAGGGTATTAAGGCTGCAAAGCAGATTCTTGCTGATGGTGGAAAGTTCATTGATCCTACACAGAAGAGATATTTGGAATGGCTTGTCAATGGATTTGATTCAATAGAAGATACTTCTGTTGATGATGTCGTTCTCGGTGAGTCTCCTGTATTTGATCCTAATGCTACAGCTGATTTGAATAAGCATCTCGAGAATCTTATTCAACACGGTAGAAAGAATATCAACATTACTGAATCTTTCAACTTCAATGATTTGATGGACAGAAGAGATATGATTTATAACGAACAGCTTTCTATACAATCTGATTTCTGGGACAATAGTTCCACATATGGTCAGAAATTCATCGGAAACCCAGTGTCAGATGATGATATAACAAGCGCTGAGAATGAATTGGGAGTTCAACTACCAGCAGCATACAAAGAGCTGATAAAACAACAAAATGGTGGCATGGTAAACAGATGCATATTCCCATGTGGGTATAAAACAGGATGGTCAAATGATCATATCGAGATAACCGATATACTTGGTATCGATAAGAATAAGCCGAGTATATTTGGAACTGAATATCTTCAATCCGAATGGGGATACCCCGAAGGTTATCTTAACATTGCCAATACTCCGGTAAGTGGCCATTTGGAAGTGTTCCTCGATTATAGAGAAGCAGGACCTAATGCAGACCCGCCTGTTGTAAGCATCGATCAGGAAGATAATTACAAAGTGACACTTCTCGCTGAATCGTTTGGAGACTTTATTCGAAATTTAATCACAAAAGATGAATTTGAGAATCTTGTTCGACACGGCAGAAAGAATATCTCTGAATCTGAGCGTCCTACTGTTGCTATCATTGATGGAAAAGTTGGAGTGTTGGATCCGAATGCCGAAGACAAAACTTGGAGTAATCCGCAAGCGAGGTGAATCAAAATGGACGAAAAAGAAAAAACAACAATTGAAGAAACTGAGGAAACTC